AGAAAAAAGAAAAGCAGAAGCAGATTTTGATAATCTTGAAGATTCTCAGAAAGAAGATTATAAATATGATAAAGTTCTTTTGGAAGCAACAAAGATTCTTGTATGTCATTACACATCATTCGAGGATCGCCCAGAAGAATTAAAAAATTTATTATAAATTACTCTTGACAAAACCTATTTTATGTGGTATATTAAGATATATTGATGAAGGAGTTTAAATTTTAATGCCTACTTATACTTTTTATGATGAAATCAAAAATTATCAATATGAAGAATTCATGTCTATATCAGAACTTGCTGAATATAAAAAAAATAATCCTAATGTGCGGCAAGTTTATACGCCTATATCGATTGTTGGCGATCATATTATGAATGTCGGCCCAAAAACAGATGGTGGATTTAATGATAATATGAAAAGAATTGCTGCAGCCCATCCTGGCAGTTCTTTAGCAAATCGTTATGGCGGTGGTGAATCTCATGCTCGAATTAAAACGAGAAATGCTGCTGATAAATATAAAAAAAAGAATAAATAGAAATAGTGCAGGCGAGATATCAAACTTCAGCACAGATGCACAGCATTTAAGTAAGCTGGGAAGTCAATCCGCCTATGTGCTAGTGGGGGCCGATGGTTGTCCTCGGTTGATTTGGTCCGTCGTCGGTCCTCATTTTTATATTAGGAATTATTAATGGCGCGTAAAAAGATTAAGGAAATAAGTCACAATAATTTAATATTGGTTAAACCCATTACTGATAATCAAAAATTAGTATTTGATTCATGGAAAAAAGGTCAAAACCAATTTCTTTTTGGTGCTGCTGGAACAGGAAAAACTTTTATTTCTTTATATCTTGCACTTAAAGATATATTGGATTTAAAGAAGCCATATAATAAAGTAGTTCTAGTAAGGTCACTTATACCTACCAGAGAGATTGGATTTTTACCGGGTGATGAAGAAGATAAAGCTGCATTATATCAAGTTCCCTACCAGAACATGGTTCAGTTCATGTTTGAGCAACCTAATGAACAATCCTTTTCCGATCTTTATAACCGACTCAAAAGTCAAGGTTCTTTGTTCTTTCTATCAACATCTTTCTTAAGAGGCCTAACATTTGACAATTCAATCATTATAGTAGATGAATGCCAAAACCTTAATTTTCACGAATTAGATACTATTATCACAAGGGTTGGTCAAGACTCAAAGATTGTATTTTCTGGCGATTTTAATCAAACCGATTTAGTTAAACAACATGAGAAAAATGGGCTACATGATTTTCTTAGAATTTTAAATGAAATGGAAGAGTTTAATTGTTTGGAATTTACAATTGGTGATATTGTTCGTTCTGGATTTGTAAGAAATTATCTTATTAGTAAAATAAAATTAGGTCTTGAGGTAGAATAATGAATATACTAAACTTACAAAAAGAATTAGAAATTGATGAAGGTTGTAAATATGAAATATATAACGATCATCTTGGCTATCCTACTTTTGGCATCGGCCATCTTGTTACTAAGGATGACCCCGAATATGGATGGGAAGTCGGAACATCCATTGACACTATTAGAGTCCATGAAACCTTCGAGTCGGATATCGAAACAGTCTTGTCTGACTGCGAGCGCCTATATAAAGACTTTGAAGATTTGCCGGAAGAAGCTCAAAGAATAATTGCCAATATGATGTTCAATATGGGATATACAAGATTGAGTAAATTTAAAGGAATGAAACGTGGCGTGGATGCAAGAGATTGGAATGTAGCTGCCGATGAAATGGTAGATAGCAGATGGTATCATCAAGTAACCAATCGTGCTAATAGATTAGTAGAGAGAATGAGAAATATTAATGAATAGATTTAATCATGTATCTGTGAATCTACCAAAATTAGAAACCCAAACAATAGATTATAAGAGATTCTATATTACGCCAGAGGGGGAAGCATATCCTTCTATAACAACTGTGCTTTCTATTCGGAAGAAAGAAGGCTTGATGGAATGGCGTAATAGGGTTGGTGAGAAAGTAGCAAATTATGTTGCGGGCAAGGCCGCAGCTAGAGGAACGAAAGTTCATCATATGTGTGAAGATTATCTAAATAATAGACATTTAAATTGGCCTAATGAGTTTGAAAAACATAAGAGAGATTTCCTACCTTGGTGTTTATTTAATCAATTAAAGGAACGAGTATTAAATAACATTAATAACATATATGTTTTAGAAAGTAGTTTATATAGTGATAAGTATAAAGTAGCAGGCAGGGTTGATTGTGTTTCTGAATATAATAAAATTCCTTCAATTATAGATTTTAAAACATCAACCAGAGAACGTACTGACGATTGGAATGAAAATTTTTATATACAAGGTGCTGCTTATGCAGAAATGTTTTATGAAAGAACAGGAATAGAAATCAAACAAATTGTAATTTTAGTCGTTACAGAAGATGGTACAGTGCAAGAATTTATAAAAGAAAAAGAGCCTTATTTAAATTATTTGTCAGAAGCAATTGCAGCGTGGAAAAACCAATAATTCATTCTGTATATATATGAAATAACATGCAAAGAAGGGACAAAAATACGATGAAATTTCAAAAGACAAATAAGGAAATTTATAAATTACCTCAAAAAATTAGAAGGCAAAACTAATGAAAATAGAATTTTTCAGATGGTGGTTATTTACCTGTCTTTTACTAATTAGTGCTTATTTTGGAGTATATTTTGATATATTTACTACAATTTTTAACACCGATAAAACCTATCTATCGTCCGTAATTTTAATTTTGTTTATAGGTTCTACTATTCTAACAGGATACAGAACTTGGTTATTCAATTACCGAAATACTTATACAAATACTAAACTTGGGTGGTTCTGTGGTGAATTTATGTTCGCTCTTGGTATGATTGGAACACTTATTGGATTTGTATTGGTGTTTGGTGATGCTTTAGCACACATAGACTTAGAAAATCAAACCAATAAAGTTAAGATTATAGCAGATATGGGTATTGGTATTTCAACTGCAATTTATACAACTCTTGCTGGATTAGTAGGTACTGTCCTTCTATGGATACAATTAATAAATTTAGAGTATGGAATTGACCATTATGAAGAAGAATAGAACAAAAAATAGTGTTAAAGTAAGATATCCATTTCGTACAGGACCAGTTTTTAGAGATATGTTGTATCTCTTATCTTTATCTTTTGCAGTTCTTTTAATATATGCTCTTATTCTAATACACCCACCCGCTAAAAAATCTGAAGTAGAGCGAAAAGCAGAATTTTTGATAATTCTTGAGTGGGATGAAAGGTCTATTGCTGACATTGATTTGTGGGTTATGGACTCACAAAACAATATTGTATGGTTTGCACAGAAGACTGGAGGTTTTCTCCATCTTGATAAAGATGATCTTGGTCAGCGTAACGATAGAATAATGGTTGATGGAAAAGAAAAAATTATATATTTAAATCGAGAAGTTGTTACGATTAGGGGCATCGTGCCTGGTGAATATATTGTCAATGTTCATGCATATAGAAAAACAAAAGAAGCTCCAGTGAATGGATATGTTAAACTTTTGAAACTTAATCCATATATAGAATATGCTACAGAATATTTTGTTTTTAAAAATTGGGGAGATGAAATTACTGTCTTTCGATTTAATGTAGATGAAGATGGATATATATCAGACATAAATCAAGATCAACATAGATTTATTCAAGCTAGTCCATTCGGCCGCAGTGGCCCTGCCGTGGGCGGCCGCCGTGGCCCTGCCCAGGGCCCTGCCGCGCCCACGGCGCCCATGGAACCGCCACCCAGGCTATTCGGAGCCGGAGACTAAAGACCATGATATACGGATTAATAATTACAATCATTTTAATATTGACATTTTGTTTTTGGTTTTTGATATCGTTCAGAAAGAATACTTTAACTCTCTTTTTTATGATTCCTATTATTCTTGGAAGTGTTGCACTTGGCCATTTAACATATCAACACATATTAGGCTATCCCACTGAATTAACCCCTGTTGGAAAATATAGATTAGTTTCTTTTTATACCGTACCTAAAACTGATATATATCTGTGGATTTTAGAGGTAGGAGAAACAAGCCCCAGAGCTTACAGAATTGATTACAATATATCCAATCGTAAAAAGTTATTTAGTTTTCGTAAATTATTAAAGAAGGGTGACATTATAATGATTGATTTTCTAAAAAATGAAAAAAATATAGATAAAGGTAAATTTGTCCTATATAAACTTCCTATGCCAGAATGGTTGGAAAAAGATGATGAATGATAATGAAGAACCCCATAATCCGAACAATAATCATATGGATGCTTAAGGGGTATATAGTTTGGTCTATATGTGCTGATATATTTCTTCTTAGCGGGATTATTTGGTTAATTTTCTTCTAAAAGGTATTGACAAATCTACTTAAATATGATATTATAAATATAATACAATTTGATGAAAATAGATGAAAGGTGCGTAACACGCGAGTGCAATTCTCGCTACCTCCACCAATAATACAGGATCAGGGAAATCCTTTGGCGCTCACTATACGAAGAAAAGGCTTGTAC